GCGCCTCGCGGAGCATGGTGATCTTGGAGCCATCAGGAGCGAATCGCACCTGTCGGCTTCGCGCCTGAATACCCTCGACGACGGTGTCCCAGTATTCCTGAAACTCCGCGATCTGCTGCGGCGTCCAGCCAGGCGGCAATGTCGCGAACGCGGCCGGGATCGTTCCCTCCGTGAAATATTGAAGCTGCGAGACCGAGCGGCGCAGCGCGACATTCACGGTAAGCAAAATCTGCTCGACGGGTGAGAATCCGTAGAATTTATGGACGCGCGGATTGCGGGGAACATAGATCAGCTCGTCCCGCGTGTAGTCGACAGCCGGGAGACCTTTGAGCACCTGTTGGTAAGCTGCGCTCGGTGGCATCGGCGTGCGACCCTGCGCGTCGATCAGCGGCTTAATCGTGGCGCCGTCGATCAGCTCGAAGCCGTAGATACCGCCGCCGCGATTGCGCCGCGGGTAGATGGTGGGCGCGTCGATAACGAGCAGCTCCTCGAGCAACATGCGGAGCCACGCCTGCCAGCTATGCACGCCATCGGGCCGCGCGAGAATGCGCTCCACCTCGAGCGTCGCGGGGTCGTTTGGCGCATCCTGTTTCGGGTCGACGTTGCCGACGGCCCAGTCGAGCCCGCCCATCTGGTCCTTGCGAGTCTCGACTGCGAGCCGCACGAGTTCGCAGTTATCCGCGAGGGCGCGGAGTTGCTCGAAGCTCGTTAATTCGGTGCCGCGCGGCGTGTAGAAAATATTGGCACCGACCCGATAGTCGAACTGTCGGCCTTGCGCCTCGGGCGCCACGGGTTGCACGGGCTGATCCGGTGACATCCAAGTATCGGGACCGATGCCTGATATTGCGTAACGGACGCCTTGCGCGACCCGCACGGGGAAGCTCGGCTTAATCTTTTCCATGTGATCCTCGCTTTTCACTTCATCGGCCAAACTGACGACATATCCGCACGCTCGACGCGCCGAGGCGTGACCGCGACCCGGCCGCCTTGCATCTCCTCGTACTTTTGCCTGTAGTAATCGAGCACGTTGGTATTCGGCGAGCGAATGAGCGGCGACAGTGCATAGCGCAGCGCGTCGACATGGTGATTGAACGCGTCGACCGGCTCCGGCTTGATGTCGCCCGTCAAGCGATCGACCTTGAACGAGTACGCGCGGAACTCCTCGGCCGTGCGCGTGCATCGGCTATGAATCACGATCTGCTCGAAGCTGCGCAGATACGAGATGCCGGCGTCGACCGAGCCCGCCCACTTATCGACGGCGACCACGTTCGGCCATCCGTGACGCTGCAAGTAGCTGATCGACTCGGGCCGCGCGCTGTCGGCGCGCATCGTGTGCTTCTGCGCATCCTCGCCGAGTTGCTCGAGGAGCTTTGGCGTTGCGTCGATGTCGCAACCGAGCGCGTGAACCTCGCGCTCGACGTAGAGCTTGCGGTCATGGATCCAGCACCGCACCCCAGCGGTGGGATCTTGCGCAAAGCCAAAATCGAGACCCTGATACGGACCATCCCAGCCGGCAGCCGGCTCGAATTCCGCAATGCTGTACTTGCCGGCGAATACTTGCGCGTTCGATGCCGCGCGGCACTTGCCCTCCCAAATCCACGCGGCCGCATCGGCGTCGACGCGCTCGAGATAGCGACGTTCGGCGTCAAGCTCAGGCGGAAGCCACGGGTTATCACGCCAGCTTACGAACTCGGCGAGCGTGTCGGGCGGCGGCGATGTCACGAACCGGCGATAGGTCGGATCGGTCGGCGCGTCGGGGTTAAAGCTCACCCATATCTCGGAGCCAGGCTTGCGGATAGTCGGGATCAGCACTTGCCACGATTCATCCGAGACGCGCTCGGCCTCCTCGACCCAACAGAGCGCAACATTCTCCGTCGACTTCACTTTCGCGACGTTCGCGTGCAAACCAGTGAACAGGAACTCGGCGCCGCGAAAGCTCGTGATCGAGTCGCGTTGCACGGTGAACCAGGGATCGAGGCGCAGCTCGCCGATCTGCGTTCCGAGCAGCTTGTGGACGGACTCGGCGATCGAGCCCTGGTACTCACGGGCACACAGCACCCGCACCGGCTCGACCAGGGCGCGCAGGATCAGCGCGCGGGCGAAGCTCCACGACTTCGCAGCACCGCGGCCGGAATAGGCCACGCGATAGCGCGCAGGATTCGCCGGATTGAGGAGCGACAGTAACCGCGGCGGGAACTCGATGTAGGTGACGCCAGGCAGACGATCGCCTGGTCTCGGACCGCAGGCAGCGATAATCGGCACCGATCGGCCGAGGCGCTTGCGAGCCATCTCGAGCCGGGTGTCAAACTGCGCGTCCGGCTCGGTCGGTCCCTGCCACAGCACAACGGGTGCCGTTGCCGCTTGCCGGCGACCCTCGAGCACCTGGTCGGCTTGCCGGAGCAGCGCCGGCAGCGATTGGCGGATGAAGCTCACGTTCTCGATCCTCTCGGTTGTGGTTCGGAGCCGGCCGCGCGCAGCGCCGCGAGCACGACGCCAAGATCGAGCCGAAGGAGCGCGGCAACGTCGCGAGCCGTCAGACCCGTTTGTCGGAGACGTCGGATCTCGCCAGCGACTACGGACGGATCGGTGGGTCGGTGCATCTGAGCGCGACGGTCGTGATCGACCGCCGAGACCATCAGGCGCCAGTCGAAAGCCGGGCTCATGCGGCGACCTCGTTTAGATCATCTGAATCGGGCGCTCCGCCAGGGCAATGCTCGACCCCTTGGGTAGGTAGCGGGTCGGTGCCGATCGCCGCTGTTTCGCGTGTACCGAATCGTAGAATCGGCATTGCCGAGACGATCCAGAAGGCAGCGGCGTTGCGGGACATGCCGCGAGCAGTCATTTCGGCAACCGTGAGGCAGCGCCGAGCGAGCGGGCTATACGTCCCGGTCCGATGCTTGTCGAAAGCGTGCGTCGAATTGAACAACTCGCCGCAGACCGTGCACTGGCAACGATCCCCGCGGAGCTTCGGTCGAGTGTTCATGCGGCACCTCGAGCGGCGATCTGCCGGCGTCCGTATTCGGCGAGTAAAAGCGCCTCGGCGCGGCCGTCGTGCTTGGCGAGGTGAAGCTCGGCCGTCGGGAACAACATGCGGGCGCGGTCGAGACTGGCGCGCTTGTCGGCGGGTAGACCTAGCGCGCGCTTCCAGACGGCCGGCGTGACCAGCTCGAGCGGCATCGCCAGGAACCGGCAGGCAGCGAGCAATGAGCCGAACCCGACGCCGAACTGGAACGATGAGGCGACACCTTGCCGCGGCATCGCCGAGACCCGCTCGACCAGGATCCGAGCCGGGCGGCCGGCGCGCGCGGCGGTCATGTGCGACACCAGCTCGGGCGCGTCGACAAATGCGAGCTTACCGTCGCGCAGGATCGGCAGGTCGTGCAAGGCGACAATCTGGCCGTCGGAGTCGATTGCGGCGAGCGCGCCGGTCAAACCGGGATCGAGACCGAGCAGGATCATCGGGCGTCACCCTGTCGCAAATCTGCGCTAGGGTCCGGCCGCTCTTTGGCGATCTTCTTCGCCTTCTGTACCTGGCGCGGCGATACGCCAACAGCCGCGGCGGCTTTTTCGGCGGCCTCGCCTTTGCCACCCTCCCGCAAATTTGCGGTAGGGTCTAACCTCTTACCGGCGAGCATTCGCCGCTTTGCCTCTACCGCCTCGATCTCCTCGATCTTGAGCGCGATGAACGCGCGCTGGGTGGGGTTTAGGTGGCGGATCACCACGCACCTCGCAGTACCGCAATAGCGGCTACCGGAGGCGCGAACGGCGCGAGTGCGGCGGCGAGTAGCGACCAGCGCCAGAGCGCCGGCCGGAGGCGATCAGCTAGTCGCGGAAGAACCCCTTGAACCGATCCGGCGCGAGTTCCGTGTACCGGACCGTGTGCGTGATGTTCTTGTGCCCGAGGTAATGCTGGATCGAGCGCGTATCGTGACCATCGTTCGCCAGCTTGTACCCGCAGGCATGGCGCAGCATGTGCGGATGCGCCGGGAAGGCGAGCTTCGCCGCCTGGCCGAGCCGCGCGATCAGCTTGCGCACGTTCGAGTCGGTCATCGGACCGCCACGCTCGGAAACGAACAGGTAAGGCGAATCCGGCCAGTCGCGCCGCAAGGCGCGCAATGCGCGCAGCTCGGGACCGCGCAGCGGGTGCGTCGAGGGTTGCCCGTTCTTGCGCCGCGTGACCGCCAATAGACCGGCTTTCAGGTCGACTTGATCCCAGCGCAGCGAGACCGCCTCGGAGACCCGCAGCCCGTGCCGGTACATCAGCATGACCAGCGCCTCGTCGCGCTGCCCGTACCGACCCGACGATCGAGCCACGCTCAAGAGCTTGTCGACCTCGGCCGGCGTCAGATACTCCCGCGTCCGGGTCTCGGCGTTCCGACGGCGACGCGGCGGCGATACTTTCCCGTTTTCGGCTATTGGCGAGGTCTCCCGGCGCACCGCTAAGGCTATGACGTTGTTCATGGTGGCATCCTATGACTTTCCCGAATATGGACATTATAGGGAATGCCACGGAGACCGCAATAGGTGATTTCCGGCTCATGATTGGCCCTCCGGGTCGGCGGCCGGGAGAAAGTCGGCGACCGGCGCAGCGTCGATCGCATCCTCCGGCTGATAGGTGATCGAGCCGCCCGGCTTGAGCTGCTCGAGCTGGCGCACGATCGCGGTAGCGGCGGCGATCTCCTCGCGCATCCGGGTCAGAGCACCACCTACCTGTAGGGAATAGGCCAAGCTGCGGAATTCGTCGTCGCCCATCTGGCCGCGCGCGCGACCGCGGTGGAGACGTTGCCACTCGCGTTGAACGTCCTCGAGGGTGTCCAGAGAGCCAGGCGGCGGTAACGGCGGGATCTTCTTCAAGAACACCGCGTCGAGCTTCGGTTGACGCTTCGCCGGTCTAGCCATGCCGCACCCCCATGGGGGATACCGGCCACGCGGAAAGGCGGGTTTGTGGTTTTCCCCGCCCGGCCCCTCCCTTTCGGTCGGTGCACGAACGCATGCACGAAAGCACGGGGTATATATACCCCTCGTGCATTTCGTGCATTTTGAGGCGCTCGCTTGCACGAAAACGTGCACGAGTCCGAAAAGCTCTTTCGTGCATTTCGTGCATTACTCGATCTCCTGCGGGGGATATTTCAACGTGAGGTGCGACGGCGACCCGATGAGGTAGCCGGCGCGGATGAGTCCCTTGATCGCGTCGCTTGGCGAGTTCCGAGGCATGCCGAGGGATCGACCAGCCTTGCGGATCGTCGCCTCGTCCCATGCGGTTTCCCCGGTCCGGTGGCGGCGCTCGAGTTCCGCCAACAGGGATTGCTGCCGGGCACCCCCTGGTCGCGGTCGGACGATGGCCAGCTCTGCCGGCGCGACAACGATCGTTGTTCGCGGGTCGCCGAACGCGTCGGTCTCGGGCAGCTCGACCGGCTCGAGCTTGTAGGCGAACTGGCGCCCCGTTGCCGAGTCGCGGGATTTAACGAGCGTCGCCGTGCGAATCCCTGAAAGCTCATCAACCGCGATCGAGATGATGGCGTCGCACGCGGCGGCGAGACTTCCGTGCCCGCGTAGTCCGGCCGCGTCGGCCTTGCTCGGATGGTGAACGAGGATCACGGCGCAATTGAGGGTGAGCGCGATGTGCTTCGCGGCAGCAACTAGGCGCAGCATGCCGTCGCCGTTTTCGTCGCCGCCGCCCAAGCATGAGGCGAGGGTGTCGAACGTGACCACGAGAACCTGATCGCCCTCGGCGGATGCGACGCTGCGCGCGGTTTGGATCACGCGCTCGGCGTCGGTGATCGTGGATGCTTCGCCGCCGAGCCCCGGCGTGCCGGTGGCGATGTAGAACGGCAATCGGCGGCCGGGGAACTTGCGCTCGGCCGCGGCCTTCGCCCGCATGATGACGCTGCCCGGTGCCTCGGCGGGAAAGTACACGACGGGACCGCGCGCGATCTTCGACCCGAACCAGGGAAGCCCCGCGGCAATCGCGAGGCCAAGGTCGATTGCGCATGCGGTCTTGCCGGCGTTCGGTGCGCCCACGAGCGCGATCACGTCGCCGCGCCCGAACAGACCTTGTGCGATGTCGGCGGACGATGCAGCGGCTACCTCGGCCAGCTCGGCGACCGGGAAGCCCTCGAGCGCGTCGCTGCGCCTGGCGCCTTTCCTCGGCGCCGCGTTCCCGGCGTATGCCTCGACCGGGGGAAACTCTCTCGCGGCGCTCATGCTGCCCTCGGTTCATTCATGCCGAGCGCGGCAGCGGCAGCCTTGACGGCCGCGCGGAAGTCGCCCGCGTGCTCGAAAATGCGGTAGAGGTCGAACGCGTCTAGCGCGTGTCCGGTTGCGAGCGGATCGCCCGCGTGATGGCAGTACAGGCGCCCATCGTCGAGGAGCGTGATGCCCGCGGCGTGCCCGGTCTCCGGCGATGCGAAGCGCCGTCCGCGCCTGACGTAGCCGTGCGCCTCGAGGATCGTGGCCGCCTCATGCGCAGCGTTGAATTGCTCGATGACGGACTCGCCCGGCCCGATCGGCTTGCGCTCGCGTTGCTGCGTCGGCTTCGGCGCGACGTACCAGGGGCAGAGCTGCATCGCGGCCGCCTGCGTCGCGTCCCAATCCCGCCAGAGTTCGAGGAGGCGAGCCGGTAGCGGCGGGAAGCCATCGCGCGGCGGGATCGTCCACCTGTACGAGCCGGCCGTCGGGTGTTTCGACGGTGGCAGTGTGTCCGCGACCATGCCTGCGCGCAGCTCGAGGATCACGGACGACTGCATCGGGTTGTCGCGCTTCGGCCAGGCGATGGTCCGGTGCCGGAGCACCTCGGTCGGCGCGCGGAACAACATGCGGTAGTGCTTGCCGGTGATTGTCGGCACCGTCGACCGGAGCGTCCCGAGGTCGACGCCGAGCTTGCCGAGCAACTTCTCTGCGGTCGTCTCGTCGTCCACGTCGAGGCTCACGAGTCCCGACGGCTCGAGGAGCGCAGCGATCCCGTACTGCGGATTTCGGCCCCAGAATGCGAGCGCCTTTGCGGGATCGGTGATCGCGTTCGCTGGATCGTTCCAGCCGCGATGACGCGGCCCTTTTTCGCCGGCCGGGACGTGCACGAGCGCGAGACCGAGTTCGCAGTACCGCGCGGCGAATCTCCCGACGCTAAACATGGCCGAGCCCCATCGTCGAGACCAGCCAGTCGGCAACGTGCATCGGGATCATCCGGCGCATTGCGAGCGAGACGATCAACCGCTTGATCGCGGTTGTCGTGCTCATTCTTTCGTATAGAATCATTGCGTGGTCCTTTTTAGCCGCGCCGGTCCCGCAAGACTTGCGCGGCTTTTTTCATCTGGGGATCTAGGCCGCCGTCGCACCTGCGACGCGCTGGCGATAGGCTCGTTGCCTGCATGCGCTGGAGCACGTCGTCGCATCTGCACGGGTTGCCGCGAACGATTTGCCGCAGCATTTGCACAACAACAGCGCCGCGCCGCGCGACACCGTTTGCGCCCAAGGCTTCGACGCGTAGGCGTCGGGCGGCTTGCGGTAGCGAAAATGGCGCCCCGTTCCTGATCTGAACGCACCGCGCGCTCGCGAGGTAGAGATGAACTCGGCCGCGTCCCGCTCGTTCTCGTGCTGCCTGCGCGCGTCGAGGGCGCACGTATCCCGCGGCGCCTGATCTGTAACGCCTTCGACTAGCATCACGCGGCCCGCGCTGGCAATGTCGAGCGCCGCAGGATCTCGGAGCCGGGCACGTACACGCGCCGTCCATCGCGGATCACGCGGATCGCGTCGTCGCCAATCTGTCCGTACAGGTATGCACGAGACACCCGCAGTAGCGCACACGCCTCGTTGATCGTGTAACGGAGCCGCGGATCGAAACCGGAATTTTGCGTTTCCATGTTCACCTCGTTCTCTACGTGCTTGCATTTATCCATCGAAGACCCGGCGCGTTCAAAAAGTGAGTTCAGCGAAGCATTTTTTCGCGCGACGCCACCGAAAGTGTTTCGTTGAGCGGGATTTAGCGGCCTTGACCCGCGCCCGACTCGATCGCGCCGCGGCCGTCCTTGGCGCGCTCTGCGCCCTCGATCGTCTCGACGAACCAGCCGACGGGGCGCCCCTCGAGAAAGAAATCTCGTTCGGGTAATCGGCCCGTTCTCTCCCATCGCGTGCGCGTGGGCGCCGCGATCCCGTACCGCGCCTCGAGGTCGCGCGGCCAATACACCGCGCGGCTCGTGCGCCGCTCTTTGCGTTGGAGCATCTGTGTACCTCGCAAATGAAAAAGCCCGCGTGTGCGGGCTGTGTGTGACAACGGTCAATGCGCCATTAATTCGCCGTCGACAAAAATCGAGCGGCGAGAGGCCAAAAAAAAGCGCCTCGTGGGCGCCTATCGACTTAGCTTGTGTGTCTCAGGTCCGGCTCTAACCGGACGATCTGCACGCTGACAGAATACGAGAGTTAAAACCTAGGTTTAAATCCGCGTCGATCCGCTGGCGTCCCGAGCACGATTTTCCACACTGCCTATTATTCGCAGTTAAAACGCGCGTTCAAATCAGCGCGTACGCTGATGCGAGTTTTTCGCCCTATCGCAAGATCGGCGTGCGTTATTTTTCACACTGCCTATTATTGGCAGTTAAATCCCGGGATCAAATCAGCTCGTACATCGAGGCTACCTTCTC